GTTTCAAGCGTTGGCATATAAAGAATTATTACCGGCTGATGGACCTGTAAGAACCATGGTCATGGGTGCGTCGAACCCGATGAAAGAACAACAGTCTCAAAGAGTAAAAAATTTCATGAACTATCAATTGATGGATCAAATGAAAGAATATGAGCCTGAGTTTGATCAAATGTTATTTTATTTACCTTTATCTGGTTCTACATTTAAAAAAGTTTATTATGACGCTTTACTGGGACGAGCTGTATCTAAGTTTGTTCCTGCAGATGATCTCGTTGTTCCGTATACGGCTACCTCATTAGACGATGCGGAAGCGGTCATCCATGTATTAAAAATTTCCGAAAATGACTTGCGTAAGCAACAAGTCGCGGGATTTTATTCTGATATTGAACTCACTAAACCTCAAGGCACCATTTCTAATGAACTGAAAGAAAAAGAGAGAGAATTAGAAGGAGTTACAAAATCCCAAAGAGTCGAACCTATGTATACAGTTCTAGAATGCCACGTTAATCTAGACCTAGAAGGATTCGAAGATGTTGGTTCTGACGGAGAACCGACCGGAATAAAATTACCTTACATCGTAACCATCGAAGAAGGTAGTAGGAAAGTTTTGTCTATTAGACGAAACTTTGCGCCCAATGATCCCAAGAAACTTAAAATCCAATATTTTGTCCATTTCAAATTTCTGCCTGGACTAGGATTTTATGGCCTTGGACTCATTCACATGATTGGCGGATTGAGTCGTACTGCAACTGCGGCTCTCCGTCAGTTACTAGATGCTGGAACTTTATCAAACTTACCAGCCGGATTTAAACAAAGAGGTGTCAGAGTAAAAGATGATGCCGCTAACATACAACCTGGAGAATTCAAAGATGTTGACACTCCGGGTGGTAATCTAAAAGATGCTTTCGTATTTTTACCTTACAAAGAACCATCACAAACATTATTACAGTTGATGGGAATTGTAGTTCAAGCAGGACAAAGATTCGCGTCCATTGCTGACATGCAAGTCGGGGACGGGAATCAACAGGCCGCTGTTGGTACGACTGTCGCTCTTTTAGAACGTGGTTCAAGAGTAATGTCAGCAATCCATAAAAGACTTTATGTAGGTCTTAAACAAGAATTTAAATTACTAGCGAAAGTATTTTCTACGTATTTACCACCTGAATATCCTTATGATGTAGTAGGGGCAGCGAGAAATATTAAAGTAACGGATTTTGATGACAAGGTAGATATTCTACCTGTGGCTGATCCAAATATATTTTCTATGTCTCAAAGAATTTCAATGGCACAAACACAATTACAATTAGCTCAATCAAATCCACAAATGCATAATATGTATATGGCATATAGAAATATGTACTCAGCTATTGGAGTTAAAGATATTGATAGAATTTTACCTCCTCCACCACCGAACCAACCTAAAGATCCAGCGATCGAGCACATTGATGCATTGGGACAGAAACCTTTTCAGGCGTTTCCTGGTCAAGATCATAGAGCTCATGTAACCGCTCACTTATTTTTTATGGCAACTAACTTTGTTAGAAATAATCCAAGTATTACAGCTGCATTAGAGAAAAATGTATTGGAGCACATTTCTTTAATGGCTCAGGAACAGGTTCAACTTGAATTCCAACAAGAAATGCAAATGTTGCCACAACTACAGCAACAGGCTACTCAGAATCCTCAAGCTCAACAACAGTTTCAACAAATCTCTCAAAAGATAGAAGCTAGAAAAGCTGTATTGATTGCAGACATGACTGAAGAGTTTATGAAGGAAGAAAAAACAATTACTTCTCAGTTTGATCATGATCCATTACTTAAATTAAAACAAAGAGAAGTGGATCTTAAAGCTATGGACGAAGAACGTAAGATCAAAGAAGATGAGGCTAGAATCAATTTAGATAAAACTAAATTTTTAAAAGGTCAGCAAATTGCTGAAGAAAAACTAGAACAAAACGAAGAGTTAGCTCATTTAAGAGCAGATACATCAATTGAGAAATCATTGATATCTGCTGATGTTAAACTAACTTCAGATCAAATGAAGGCTAGAGACGTAAATGTCTTGAAAGGGCCTAGAAGATAGTATACTAACAATTAGGAGAAAAATATGAAAATAACAAGACCAGTCGGAGTAAAAAAAGATGGTTACGCTAGTGGCGGAGTTGATGTAAAAATTCCTTCTCAGAATATTCATTTAGATCCAAGATCTAAATCGAGTATTAGAGGAAAAAGTTATATCGCTCAAGGAGACACTGTAACTGTTAAAGGTACGAAGACTAGAAAACCTGTAAAAGCTACTTGGTTCTAGTATGTGGTTTGGAGCAATAAAATTAGCTCTTAACGCTGGAACTCACATTTACAAAAAGCGTCAAGAGACAAAGATGGCCATGGCTGATGCACAGCATATGCATGCGTCTAAGATGGCCCGAGGTGAGGAAGCTTACCAAGGCAAACTTTTAGAATCCCGAGACTCAGATTATAAAGACGAGGTCGTTTTAGCGATTCTCACACTGCCAATTTTGGTGCTTGCCTGGGGAGTCTGGTCAGACGATCCGGCGGCCATGGACAAGATAAATCTTTTCTTCGAGCATTTTAAAGCTCTTCCCAGTTGGTTTACAAATCTCTGGATTCTTGTATGCGCGAGCATATTTGGTATAAAGGGCACACAAATATTTCGTGGTGGTAAGAAATAAGAAAGGAGGAAAAAATGAGTATAAACGGAAAAGTTAAATGGTTTAATTCAACTAAAGGTTATGGTTTCATTGCAAGAGAAGACAAAGAAAAAGATGTTTTTGTACATAGTTCAGCAGCTAGAGCCGCAAACTTAAACTTAAATGAAGGCGATGCGCTGACATTTGAAGTTGAAGAAGGTGAAAAAGGACCTTCAGCAGTTAATTTACAGCTGGCATAAACGACAAAAATAAACTAGACATAGGCGCTTAAAATCAATATAAATAGTTAAGGAGAAAATTATGAGAAATGATTTCGGATCAAGACCCTACAAAGTAAGATTCCCATACAAGAAGTCTGAAAAAAAACAGACTGCTAATGATAGACTAGATGAATCTTTAGGTGAACGAGATGGCGCTGAGTCTACAAAAACTCAAAGCCTTACATCTAGAAGAGATGAATCTAAAGGCGCATCAAAAGCTTAAGGAGAATTTATGGCGATTACTAAAATTCCTAAACTTGGAAAGGCCGTCTCGGCTTGGTTTAGAAATAGAGCCTCTAAAAAATTATTTAAGGAAGCTTCAGGAGGCATGCAACATCCTGTTATTAAATCTGTTAAACCAAAACCTACTAAAGGTGAATCTACAAAAGTTTGGGGTGACAAGCTTAGTCGAAGTTTTAAAAAAAAATTAGACGACTCAACTGAAGGTATGGATAAAGTTTTAATAAGCGCCAACAAAATTCTTCAAAAAGTTAAAGGTGAAAAGATTACTAAATCAGGAATTTCCAAAGGTAAGGATATAAAAAAATAATGAATATATTAAAGAAAATATGGAACTTCCTATTTGGAAGCAAAGAAGAACCAGTAGTTTTAGAAACTCCTGCAGAAGAATCAACAATTGATCATTGCACTACTCACTTAAGATTTAGAAAACATTGTCTTGATTGCTTAAGAGTAGTTGCTGCATTATAATATGGAACCAGAACAAATCGTTTACAAACTTCAAAGAGCACTAGAAAGACGAGTCAATCAATTGGCAATTTCGGTTACATCTGGAGGGGTTGACAATATGGAAACTTACAAGTATATAATAGGACAAATTAATGCACTGGAATCAGTGCGACAGGAAATCTCTAACCTGCAACATGATAAGGAGCTAAATGGCAAATCAGGAACCGTTATCGACCTCAACAGAGGCCTCAAAAATCCACCTTCCAAATAAGGAATTAGTTGGATTAAAGAAATCAGAACCAAAAAAAGAAGTTACAAAAGATTCTACAAAATTACCTAAACCTACTGGTTGGAGAATGTTAATTTTACCTTTCAGGATGAAAGAGAAAACTGATGCAGGTCTTTTAATCGGAACAGAAACCATAGACAGACAACAAGTAGCATCACAGTGTGGAAACATACTTGCGATGGGGGATGCTTGTTACAAGGACAAAGATAGATATCCTTCAGGTCCGTGGTGCAAGGTCGGTGATTGGGTGGTCTTTGCTCGTTATGCAGGATCACGTATTGAAATTGAAGGTGGGGAAGTTCGTTTATTAAATGACGATGAAATATTAGCAACCGTACAGGATCCAACAGATATCCTGCACAAATATTAACATAGGAAGGAAACTATGCCAGAAGAAATAAAAAAACCAAGTGAAAAATTGGTCGATATTGATACATCAGGGCCTGAAACAGATGTAGCAGTAGAAGAAGTAAAAGAGGAGGCCGTTATTGAAACCAAGGAAGAAGAACCACGAATCACGGAAGTTAAAGAAGAAACAGTAAAAGAAGATGAACAATTAGAAGATTATAGTAAAGGCGTTCAAGGACGTATTGCTAAACTCACAAGAAAAATGAGGGAAGCAGAACGTAGAGAAGCAGCCGCTACTGAATATGCTAATTCTTTAGAACAAGCAAGAAGGGTTGATCAGGATAGATTTCAAAAAGTTGATTCTGATTATACTAAAAAATTTGAGGATAACATTAAAACCGGAATGGATTCTGCGCAAAATGAATTAGCGCGTGCCATTGAATCGGGTGATGCTAAAGCTCAAGTTGACGCAAATAAAAGAATTGCTACGTTAGCATTTGACGGTGCAAAACTAGAGCAACGAAAAGAAAGTAAAGCTCAGGAAAAACCCGTACAACTTGCTGACGGTGGACAATTACCTAGAGAAACACCAAGACAAATGCCTCAAGCAGATCCTATGGCTGAAGATTGGGCAAGTAAAAATACATGGTTTGGACGAGACAGACCTATGACTTTTACAGCGTTCGAAATTCACAAAGATCTAGTTGAAAAAGAAGGATTTGATCCTAAGTCGGACGAATACTATGCGGAAATCAATAAAAGAATAAAAGTTGACTTTCCTCATAAATTTGGTAATACTGAGACAACTACGCCCAGACCCGTTCAGTCGGTGGCTTCTGCGAACAGAAGTGTAAAACAAGGGCGCAAAACTGTGAGACTCACTTCTTCACAGGTGCACATTGCAAAAAAATTAGGAGTGCCACTCGAAGAGTATGCAAAACAATTAAAACTCACGGAAGGAGCATAAGCATATGAAA